GAGCGTCAGCAAACTCCTGCTGTGTTAATTTTAGATTTTTCCGGAGTTCTTTTATACGTTCGTTCATGTTGCACCTCCCTTCGCTATGACTTTATCATATCACAACAAATCATATATATCAAGATAAAAATGCAACAATGTTGCAAAATGGTATTGACATTTGCAAGTATGTGACATATAATTGCAACATAAACACAAAACAAGTGAGGTGAACAACATGAGTGAAGAACAGAAAAGATTAATCGAAGAAACTGTAGAGAACCTAAAGCATTTAGACAAAGAAAGCCTCCTGGTAGTAAAGGGAAGTGTAGAAGTGCTCAAAGCAAGAGATGCAATGGAGAAAGATGGTCCAGAGAAGAAAGTGAGGTGAAAGCAATGAAGAAAAAAAGACTATCAAAAAAAGATGATAGCCTGATAGGTAAAGTAGTAGAAATCGAAAAGAAATACATTAATGAAAAGGATGGCCTAGTGGAAGTTTCTTTTCAAGTACCTTGCCACGATTGGAAAAGACTAAGAAATTCAATTCAGTGGCATCTGATAGAAAAGCGTTTGGAGGAAATTCAAAACAAATATAGCCGGAAGAACCACCAAGTGAAGAGAGATTAATTGGCATGGAAAGTGACATCTGTTCTCTATGAGAGACAACAACGCCTTTCACCTTTTTAGTTTCCTCGTAAGCAACAATTGGAGGTTGAACACAAGGATATAGGATATCGTCTATTTTAACGCAAACATCCGTAATGGAGATTGGAAGTCTGGACATATTTTCAAATGAGGCATAGATAATTAACATTTTTGTATCGCCAAATATATGTCCGCATATTTTCATATGGATCCGTTTTCGATTAATAAGTAACGTATGCATCAATGTAAAAAAAGTACCTATACTTCCAAAAATTGATAAGACAAAAGTAATGTTTTCTTTTGTAAGAAGTGAGGAAATAAATTGAATTATGTTCATTTAGGTTGTTTTTCCTTTCGTATTGATAGGGCAGGAGCCTGTAAGAAAAGTATAGGAGAAAAAATAGAAAATAGCAACAAGTACAAACCGTAACACATAAACTTTTCTAGGAGGTGATGCAGGTGATCGTAGAGATCAAAAAGACAGAAAGTGGATGCACATATAAATTCGATGATTCTGCTTATCTGGGGAAAAGCGAAAAAGAGCATGAAAAAGTGATCAATGATGTATCAACTATCATAAACGAGCATCTGAGATCGGGAAAAGATAAAACCGCTTAGGCGGTGGAAAGGAGGACAAGCATGCAACAGAGAGAATTTGCTTTATACAAAAGAAGGTTACTGAGTCTGATCCCGGGAAAATTGCAGGACATTCCGAACGGGGAAGTGAAGATCAAGTTTTTCCGTTCCAGCCTGATTGAGCAGATTGAAAAGGAAAAGGACTGGCAGTTCACCGGGGAACAGGCAGCAGAGCTGATCCGGATGGCAATTTATCCAGATCTGAGATCGGAGGAAGAACGGATGCAGTACGAAGATTTCCTCATGAATGGATTGGACAGAGTTATGTCAGAGAATGATGAATGAGCCAGAAACGAGGAAGAAGGGAGAAAGACCACATATGGATTATCAGATGGACGAAAACACAGGAACTGGGCTGTTGCTCTGGGACATGGGAAGAGGCGAACGAGTACGCCAGGAAGAAGAACAAAGGAGAATACATCATATTAGAATGAGCCTTTGGAGGACAAGGTTTATCACAGGCGTTGGAATGCTTGTTGGACTCTTCTATGCTTCCGGAACAGCAATTACATATTCCATATCAGTTAAAGTACCGGGGTCAACGCTGGAGCGCGTTCTGATTGGACTGGCTGTATCAGCAAGTTTCTATGCACTGAATTCGATCGCAAGGACACTGGAAAAACAGATAAAAAAATAACACTTCCGGAGGTAACGGAAGTGTTGAATGCAAGACTTTTGTCTCGCAGATATTAAAGACATTATTATCTTAACATCTGTGGGGCAGAAAGTCAAGAAAAATGGGGGTTCTGCCCCATTTTAATACTCGATTAAGATATTAAAGATAGAGGTATACGATGGCAACGAAGAGAGTAACACACACCTTCCGGAAAGGAGACATCCTGGAGGTGAAGGAATACCATGATGGCAGGTATGGGGCAAGAGGACTGCCAAGAGAAAAGAAGAGAAAGCCTACACCGGAGCAGATGGCAGTGGTGAACTCCATGAATAAGGCAGAGACAGCCAGACACAGATTGTTGGAGTACTTTGGCAAGGGAGACTACTTCCTGACATTGACGTACAGAGTCGAGGAAAGACCTCCGGACATGGCGAAAGCAAAGAAGGATTTCACGAATCTGATAAGTAAGCTAAGAACAAGATACAAGAAAGAACAGATCGAATTGCGCTGGATCCGGAACATTGAGAAGGGAACCAAGGGAGCATGGCACATTCACATGATCATCACCGGATGTCGGGATACGATCCGCTGGGTGGAGGAATGTTGGCCACATGGTGGAATTTATGCAGAGAAGTTAGAGAAAAGCAAATACTACGAAGAGGATTTCTCGCAGCTTGCATCCTACATCACCAAAAACGAGAAAGTGGGAGAAAAGAGGGAAGACGGAAAGAGGGACAAGCCAAGGCTCAGTGAATCCAGTTACAGTACATCACGGAATATGCCGCTGAAACCACCAAAGAAGAAAAAACTGGCAAGATGGCCAAAAGAGATCAAACAGAAGAACGGCTATTACATTGCCAAGAGCTATGAAGGAATCAATCCGGCCACTGGGTTCAAGTACCGGAGATACACATTGATCCGGTTGAACAGGAGGATTTGAAGAATGAAGACGGTGAAGATCTACATAGAAACCACGATCACAGGACCGGCAGCACCAAAGAGAGGAGGATATGCTGCAGCCTTAACATTTACAAGGAGAAACGGAGATATTGAAGACCGATTCCTCAAAAGAGAAGAGGAAGGAACAACTTATAACCGCAGTGTGCTTCTGGCAATGATTTATGCACTGCAAAAACTTAAAGAACCATGCAGAGTTGTGTTCTACACGAAGAACACATACATCAAGAACATGATCCAGGCCGATAATCCGGAAAAGTGGAGACGAGCAGAGTGGAAGAAGTCGGACGGAAAAGGAATACAGAACCAAGATCTGTGGAAAATGTTCCTGGAAGAGAGCAAAGAACACGAGATAGAAATCGTGTATGAAAAAGACAGCGAGTATAAGGAGACGCTACAAGCGTATTTACAAGGAGAAGAGGTATAAAGATGTTTGAGAAGTTTGGAGAATTTGATTCTTACGAGGAGATTAACCGTGCGGCCAAAGCACAGTTAGAAGAGGGAGATTTAGAAGCGATTAAGACAATCGCAGAGGAGAACGGACTGGATCCGGAAGACGCAGAGGACTTTTGCACCGGTGCAATCGAGGAGCTGACAACACCAGGTCTTGCGGCTATGGGAAAGCTGGAACTGGAAGCGAAAGATCTGAGTCTGACAGGAGCATTGAGAGATTGGACGGATTTTATCGAGCAGTTATGTTTAGAGGACGAAGAGATGGCTCTTGCAGTCAGAAGAAAAGGAAAGCCATTGAAAGACTGCATGGCTTTGGTCTTGAAGACGGCATTTAATGCCAAAGCACGGCTGGATGACAGGATCACAAAGGCAGCAGGACTGACACCACCGTTGTATATAGGCATACCAGGAAAGGCACAGATCAAAGAAATCGTGAAGGAATATTACCTGGGTGAGAAGAAATGAGAGTATACAAAGGGTTCAATAAAAAAATTCAGGCAAAACACGGAAAAGGGACATTTCAGTACGAGAAAGGGAAGACCTACAAAGAAGAGAAAAGCAAAACAAGATCCACTGGATTCCATGCGGCGGAGTATATCCTGGATTGCCTGCAGTGGTATCCGATCGATGGAAAGAACAAATTCTTCCTGTGCGAAGCTGGCGGAAGTATAGACGAAGAGGATGGATGCTCGATGGTCGTATCTACAGAGCTGACGTTATTAAGAGAACTGACACTTATGGAGATTGCAATGGCGGCAATGGAATATATGATCATACATCCAAAGAGGGCATGGGAGAAAAGAGAAAGAGGTGCATACGCAGAAAAAGAGCGGTCAAAAGCAATCGGAGAGACAAAGATAGCAATCGCAAGAGGAAAACATCCGGAAGTGAAAGGCGAATACGGAACCGTGATCGGACTGATCGTAGAGGACGAGAAAGGAAAGCCAGTGGCAGCAGGCGTGAGGAATGTTGACGGAATACAAGCGAAAGCGCATCAGATCTATTCCATGACAGAAGAAAGAGAATGGGTGGAGGTGCAGAAATGAAACGAAAAGCGATTGAACGGATCAAACCAAAGAAACCGGAAGGAAAAGGACTTACAGGCACGCTGCAGGAGTTGGGGGAAATCCTGATCCTAAATATCTATCAGGCGAAGGAACTGCTGGTGCGGTACTGTATCAACTGTGAGACAGGGGAACATGAGTACTGGAAAGAGCAACATGGCTGGAGAAAAGGCGGTATCCTGAATGCACTGAACGAGGACTGGCGAGATTGGGAATGGAGAACATATGACGATTATCCGAAATTGCAGAAGAAAGACGCCAACAGGATCAAAGAATTGATTAAACACAGAGCGTGGAACAACAGCCCGTGGGAGAGAATCAACGGATTGGAACATAGCTATAACAGCGAGATTAGGGAAAGATGTGAAACAAACCGGAAAATGAAACTCATGAACCTAATGAGAAAAGTTCCAGGTCGTCCGAAGAATCTGAGAGAATGGTTCTTTGAACAGGCAGCAGGAGAGGATTACATGTTCCGGAACAGGGAAACGAAAGAATTTGTCTGTACGAACTGCGGGGAATCCAGCTGGCCGGAAGAAATCAAACGACAGGATGGAGAAAAGAAGATCCGGCACAATGATATGGTATTCTGCCCTTCCTGCGGAAAACTGGTGAGGGCAAAGACAAGAACAGACCATATCGAACAGAAATGGAAGAGCTGCTATCTCATCCAGCCGGTAGATGAAGATACAAGCGTGCTTCGGATCATAGAAGCAAAGGTCGGATGGGACAATGGAAGACATTATGTAGAGCTTGGAGATGAAATCAGAATCCTGCTGTACAAGGTCTACTCCAACAGAAAATTGAAGAAGACATACATGATCTATTATGAGGACTCCTGGGATGGATGGACAAAAGGAAACCGGAAAAATCTAAGAGCAAAAGAAGGATACTTGTATCCGGGAGAATTTGGCCAGATATTAGACGGAACCACTTACAGCGAAGCGGCAAGAATTTTAGACTACCTGGCTAAGATGGGAATAGAACTTAATTACAACAGGATTATGGCCGGAACGGGACAGATCAGAGGATACGCACAGAAGATAGAGTACCTGGCAAAAGGACGCTTTTGGAATCTGCTGAGAGATACGATCGGCTGTACAGACTATCCGGGATATCCGACACAATACTATGGACCATTGGACATGAGAGAGGAAAGCATTGAGGGAATGTTCAGAATCCAAGACCGTCAGAAGATCAACCGGATCCGTGACGAACATGGCGGTAACAGAATGGTACGCTGGATGCAGTATTCGGATGAGACAGGACAGAAGATCTCAAAAGAGACAGCACAGTGGATGATAAAGAATGAGATAGAACCGAGCAGCATCCGGGGACTGGAAAAATATATGAGTCCACAGAAGATTATGAACTACATCGAAAGGCAGAAAAAAGAACAATATGCAGGAATGACGGCAAAAGCTGTGCTTGAAGAATATAAAGATTATCTCAGTATGTGCGTGGCATGTTGCAAAAATATGGCTGACGAGATGGTCTATCGTCCAAGAGAACTAAAACGCAGGCATGATGAAGTTGTTGTAGACCGGCAGCAGATACAGATCTTGAAAGAATTGGAAAACAATGCAGAGGGAAAAGAAGCATATGCACAGGAGATGCGGCAGAAGTTTCCGGAAGCAGAAGAGATCCTGAAAGAGATCAAGAGCCGATATGAGTACGAAGATGAAGAGTATAAGATCATTGTACCGAACACGTTAGTGGATATCGTGAAAGAAGGACGTGCGCTGCATCATTGTGCCGGCAGCAGTGAACGATATTTTGACAGGATCGAGAGCAGAGAGACATATATCTGTTTCCTACGGAGGCAGGAAGCACCGCGAATCCCGTTCTACACGATCGAAGTAGAGCCGGGAGGCACAATCAGACAGCACAGGAGCTATTATGACGAAGAGCCGGGAATCGAGGAAATCCGGGTATTTCTGAAAGGCTGGCAGAAGGCGATCCGGAAGCGTCTAACAGAGGAAGATAAGAAGTTGGCCAAGATCAGCAAGATCAAGAGAGAAGCCAATATTGCAGAGCTGGAAGAGAAAAAGAATATAAGAGTCCTTCAGGGATTGGCGGAAGATTTCCTTGAAGCAGAAGAGATAGAAAAAGAACTGGAGGCGGTTTGATGGAATTAGTACAGTACAAGGATTATGAAGAATATAAAAAAGCAATGAACACTGTCCTGAACAGAACAGTGGAAGATTTTGTCATGACTGGATATCTGCTGAAGCAGGGAAGAGATAGCGATATCTTAAAGGATTCAGGATATAGTAATGTCAATGAATTTGCGTGGGCGGAATACAAGCTTGAAGCCACACAGGTATCCAGATACATCAGAATCAATGACAGATTCTCGGAGGGTGGTTACTCTCCGAGACTGCAGGAAAATTATAAAGGATTCGGCTATGCGAAGCTAGCACTAATGCTGACGCTTCCGGAAAGCGTAGCAGAAGAACTGACACCGGCATACAGCAAGTCAGAGATCCAGGCAGTCAAAGAAGAGATTGAAAACGAGGAGAAGATCACAGATATCGAAGTCATTTTGGAAGGCGAGAAAGAAGAACAGAAAGAACTCGACAATCTGGAAAAGGCAATCCATCAGATCTGCATGGATGAACCGGAACTGTATCTGAAGCTGCATGAGGCAGTCAGAACAAGCGTAGGAACAGGACGAATCAAAGAAGTGTTAGCACCGGACGGGGACAAGCTATACAGTGTAAGACCACAAGGCTGCGGAAGAATTATGCTCTATCTAAACGATGAGAAGGACGAGGTTATACTGCAGGTTGTAAGACAAGGACTGAAAGAAAAGTTTACCTGGGAGAATATTTTAAGCTATCTTGTTCTGATCACAGAACAGAAAGACGCAAAACAGAACTGGGAGGAGCTCTACGGACAGAAGTATCCGGAAAAAGAACGGATTGCACCAGTGCAACCGAAGAAAGAGAAGAGAAAAGAGTCAAAGGTAGTGAAGGCGAAGCTGCCAAAACCAAAAAAACCGGAGAAACAGGAGACGGAGAAACCGGTAGAGCTTCCAAACGACATTCCAGGACAGACAGAGATCGAGAAAGATTTTCCGGAAATGCTTCCGGAAGCAGGGGAAACAACGGAAATACAGAGCGATTTTATCAGAGCGGGACAGCACAAAGAGGAAAATTGCACCAGTGCAATGCCGGAACCTGTGGAAATTGTGGAAAAACCTGTGGATAATTCAGAGCAGATGGAAGAAAATGCGAGAAACACAGAAGTGGGAGCCAATTCAGAACCGGTGGATAAGTCCGAAGAAGAACAGAATCCGCCTGGCAGCAGATGGGAATACATGAAGACAATGGAATCATACAAGATGGCGCTGTACATGGCAGCATCCGTGAAAGAGATGCCTCACATGATGTTGAACTCAGCAGAGTATTGGAAGAAATGGTTAGAAGCAGAGGTGGATGAAAATGGAGATGAACTCAGTAAGAAATAAGGCGATTACATTATGAGTATCGATTATTCAGACATGGCATTTCCAAAATTAGTCAGTAAGAAAAAAAGGAAATCACATAAAAAGAGCATCCTCAAGAGTAGAAAGGGAGTCTGCTATCTCTGTTTGATACTCTATGACGATCCTTCCAAGAAGTACACGGAGGAACATCATATCATGTTCGGATCCGGACAGCGCGAACTATCTGAGGCAGATGGACTAAAGGTAGATCTGTGTCGGAATCATCACAAAGAAGGACCGGAAGCGGTCCACAATAACCGAGAAATGCGGGAACTACTCTGCAGACCTGGATGCGGCAGGGAGGAGAAAGGAGCAGATAAGTGCCAAAAAGACAGAGATCAACAGCTTGGAAAAGCGAATTGGCTGAGATAAATGCAAAAGCAAGACAAGAAGGAATGAGTTATGGACAGTACGTGGGATTAATGTACTGCGAAGAAAGAGACGAGATGGAAAGAAGGAGAAGATATGACAGAAAAAGACGCGAAAGATTTGGTTGATTGGTTGGATCAGGCAGAAGCAGAAACAAAAGCAACAATTGCAGAGCATGAAAGAATCGATCCTTTTTATGACGGAGTACTTTCAACGATCCAGACAGTCCGTGAATATATCAAGAAAATGCGTAAGGTGGATGAAGCGGAAGGAGAGAAACAGATGAAAGAGATTATAGCAGATAGCAAGTTTGAGCATATCGAAGAAATTAAGCCGTTTTTCTGGTGGGCAGGAAGTTTGAGCATAGAGCAGGCAATCACACACTTGACAAAGCGGTACGATGAAGAGGAAGCACACAATCTGTTGGATGAAAAGTTAGAATTTGTATCTGACTACATGAGAAATAATCACGGAGCTGTCGAGCAGTACGGAATTTACCTTCTTCCGGAATTCATGATTGGATATGATGACATAGAGATTGTGATTGTAGCGGCATCCGAAAACGAGCGGGCTACGGTGGTATTCTCGGATATTCCGGTAGTTAAGCGAGGTTGCGGAAGAATATGAATAGAGAAATACTTTTCAGAGCGAAACATATCCATACAATGAATAGTAATGAGCATCTCAATGAAACATGGGTGTATGGCTATCTTAGTGATAAAGATTATATTTACGATAAAAGCCTTGAGGGTGAATTTCTGGTTGATGAAGATACCATTTGCCAGTATACAGGATTAACCGACAAGAGTGGAAAGAAAATATGGGAAGGAGATATAATTAAATACCATTTTGGGGAAGTTTATGCGCCGGTAAAATTCGGAGAATATCAGAGTTGTTTTGATAGCACATCAACGTGCCATGTCGGATTTTATGTGGACTGGGACAAAAACCATGATTTTAGAAAAGACTTGGGGTATTGGATTAAGATGATTGATGCAGAAGTTGTAGGCAACATATTTGATAATCCAGAATTATTGGAAGAGGAGAATGCGCATGGGATGTGAAAGGAGGGATTGATTACAATGGTTATATTGCGACCGGTAGGAACAACAGGAAACCGTCTGAAGTATCTAAGAAAAATCAGAGGACTGACAAGAAAAGAGGCTGCAGTCAAGCTAGACATGAAGGAGGAAAGACTGCAAGATCTTGAAACAGGAAGGAAAGGGCTGACGTTAGGAGAAGCAATCAAATATGCAGATACATATAATGTGTCTTTGGATTACATAGCAGGGAGAAAGAAAGTTGAATATTGAAGATGCGATCAGAATCATTAAGGGGTTGGATACATCCAACAGCGAAGAAAACATCGAAGCAAAGAAAATGGCAGTTAAAGCATTAGAGAAGCAGAGACAAAAGAAAATTGAAACATGGAACGGACAAGCATCGTGCCCACGCTGCAAATTTTGCGGACAGGCTCTTGATTGGAGTGATGAACAGTGAAAAGAAGTACAGACACACGCTGGAGTCCTGCAGAGATCCAGCAGAACCAAAAAGAACATTATGCTGATATGGCAGAACATCCGCCGGATCGGAAGGCAAGCGAGAAGTTTCATCGTCCGGCATACCAGGCAGGAAAGTTGATTGAAACACAAGGGCAGCAGTTGTGGCATGGAGATGTTACTGGATATATAGCCAGAAAATACAAGATAGGGAGTGATACCGTTGGAGACAATGACAAAGGAAAGACTGGAAGCATACAGAAGTAACAAGATGGAGATTCTGGAACTAGATTATGTCCTGAACAATCGCTGGAAATCCGACACGATGATCGGGAATGATGTAGTATTTGATTACAGCAAGGGATATCCAATGCCACAGAGTGTTGTCGGTTTTGACCAGAAGAAGTATGAGAGACTACAGGATCGTGATATACAGAGGAAGGAACGACTGGAGAAGGAGTGTGAAGAGATTGAACAGTTCGTGGATGGGATACCGGATAGCCTTACGCACCGGATATTTCGAAAGTACTACATAGACGGTCGTCAAAACGTGCGACTGGAGGACATCGCAAAGAAAGTGCATATGACCAGAAGTGGTGTGGGGAAAAAGATTGATAGATTTTTGAAAGTGTCCCGTCATTCCCCTGATTCTCATGTACAATAATACTTGAGCCAAAGGCTGAATTCCTGCGGCTCGTCCTCTCTTTGTATAAAACCCAAGAAGCACCTGCATGATAATGTGTGGGTGCTTTTCTGTTGTATAATGTTGAGATTTGGGATATTATGGAAGTAAAGTTTAACTGAACGGAGGACAAAGAAAATGCCAATCAATGTTGAAGTAAATATTAACACAAATAATTACAATGGTGGAGAGACGCAAATTGAACAAGGCGCTATAGAGAAGTTTACGCGGAAGGCTTTTGATGAAGGATTATATCAAGCATCTGTGAAATTTGAATGTATGTCTGCGGCAACATCTCCAAATTCAATTTTGGTTATAATTTCTAGTATTGAACAGGGAGCACGCGTTGTAGAAACGGTATCTACTATTGCAATGATGGCAAAACAAATTATAGCCTTATTAGAAAAATGTAGAGGATATGAAAAAACAGTTACAGTAGCTGGTGAGTTGATTGAAATTAAAAACGAAATGACAGATATAGAACTGGAAGGAAAAATATTAGCGATATTGAATGAACAGGAAAAAAAGACAGGAAAAGAAGTTTCAGAAATTATGAAAACCATGTAATGATTAAATTTAAAGCACCTTTCGAGGTGCTTTTCTAATACTCAAAACCCGGACCATTAGTTCAGTGGCAGAACATTCGCCTCATAAGCGAAATGTCGTAGGTTCGATTCCTACATGATCCATGAAATAAACTAGAACAGAGGTGACAACAATGGCAGCAGGAAACCCCAGGAGTGCGAATGGGAATCTTCGGAGAAAGCACCGGGCAAGGCTTAAAGCAATCGGTGCAGAGTGTGGGATCTGCAGGGGCAGACTGGGACCGATCCATTATGATGAGCCAAGTGACAGCAGACATCCGTTATCCTTTGTGATTGATGAAATCAGACCAGTGTCAAGATGGCGAGAGTTTGGTTATAGTTCCCGGGAGGCAGCAGCACAGGACTGGAACAACCTTCAGGCGGCGCACTACTGTTGCAATGCAATGAAAAGCAATAAAACATTGCAAGAACTGGAGCAGAGACAAAAGACACCAAAAGCGAACATTCTGGATGGAAACTGGTGAAGAAAACAGGGGTGGGGAGGGATCCCCGCCAGGCGCCGAAGGCGACCACCGCTGTCCAGCGCCGATTTACACACAGGAAA